CTCCCGCTCATATTGTTCGCACCACTTGATGCGATAATGAGATCGCCAGCCGAATAGCGGCGGTTTACTGCTGCGGGTGCTGCAATCGTGAATGTCTTGCTGCCAGTCCCGATGGTGTTGCTGCTCGTAGACGAGTCGAAGCCGTATACGAGGCCATCCGAGCCGATGTAAGACCCGCCCGTGCTTCTGCTAAACGTCAGGCGCGAGTCTAGGACGCCCGTGGTGAAGTCCAGCGTGAGCGTCGAGCCGTCGCCGGCACGAGACATCAGCTTGCTCGCGTAGCTCGAGCCGCTGATCCGCGATAGCCTGGGACGATTGGCGCGATTCATCAGAGGGTGGACCAGAACGTGCCCATGGTCGGGGTACCGCTCGACTTGAACTGCGCCGTGACGTACTGCGCGCCCGCCAGGTCGATCAGGGCCGCCGCGGGCTCAACGTTGCTCGCCGCCGCGAGTGCCGGCGAGTACAGGTTGCCGCTCGGGGTGCCCGCGACCTGCGTGATGCCGCTGAAGGTCCGGTGGTTGGCCGTGCCGTCGATGGTGTAGTTCGGGACGGTGCCGCTCGTGAAGGTCAGGGTGAGATCCGCCAGCACGGTCGGGACGTACCAATACGACGCCACGTTCGACCGGGTGTATGTGACGCCCGTCGGGTTTCCGGCGGTGGTCGTGATGGCCGCGCCGCCCAGCGTCGCCGAGAGCTGGAACGTGGTCGACCCGTTCGTGGCGATGATGTAGTACGTGGTCGGGTTGGAATAGGCAGGCACGGTGATCGTGCCCGACCCGCCGAAGGTGCCTGCGATGGTGAGGGACTGCCCAACCGCGAGGGTGGGGTTCGCGTTGCAGGTGAAGTTGCCGGCCGTGTCGGCAATGGCCACCCCGGTCAGGGTGCCGCTCGCGTCCGCGTACTTGCGCCAGTTGAGGAGCCGCATCCCGATACTCGTCTGGGCCGTGGTGGCGGAGACCATGAACGGCATGACGTAGAGGAGGGACGGGTTCTGCCCGCTGACGCTCGCGCTCGTGTAGTCGAAGAGCAGGGTGGACGTCGGCGGGGTCTGAAGGAACACCGCGGCGGAGTTGGCGTAGGTCGCCGGCACGGAGTCGGCCGTGACCTTGCGGAAGTTGTTCTGTGCGGTGGTGATGTCCATGTCAGATCTCTCCTCTGCGCTTCATGTCGAGCGCGATTGCGACCGCCTGGTCCTGCGGCTTTCCCTCGGCGATGAGGGTGCGGATCTTGTTGCTGACGGCCTCGTCGGCCTTCTCCATGAGCTTCAGGCCGGCCTTGACGTCCTCGCGCTCGAGGTCGGAGGGCTTGGCGGCCGTGGCCTTCGCGCCGGGGCGGGAGAAGCCCTTATAGTCCGGGTTGAGTCGCTTTGCCTCCTCATACGCGGCCTGCGTTCGCGCTTCTAGTTCAGCCATGCGGCGCGGGGTGACAAACACGCTTCCCGCATACCGATCTTCTTCGCGCACGGCATTCTTGTATGCCTCTAGTGCTTGCTTTGCCCGCTGCTTTCGGAGTTGTTCTTCTCGCTTGGCGAGTCGCGCTTCTTGCTGTTGTGTAAATGGTCCATCAAACTTCGCCTTCGCGCCGGGGCGGGACCACACGCCTGCGGCTTTCGCAACTTCGGGCCAACTTCGTGATTCCCAATGTTCGCTGTCGGACTCAAAGGTCTTTTCCATCTTGTCCGTGGCTTCCATCATCTCATCCACGGTTCGGAAATTTTGTGCAATCCAGGCACGCAGATGCGACTGCTCCTGCTGCGTCATCCGGCGCATCTTCGCCTTCGCGCCGGGGCGGGACATCAAGTTGCCAAGCCAATCCTGCTTCGGGAAGTGTTGTTTGATTTCCGATTCGGAACGCTTCACTTTTACATTCTTGGACCTAATGCTCACCATGTAAACAGGTGGATCATTTGCCACAAGACTGCTGATTTGTCCACGCACAGTCTCGCCTTTGTAATCGACGGCAACTTCCGCTCCAATCCGAAGCGGCTTCCCCATCTTCGCCTTCGCGCCATGCGCGGCGAACTGTGCTGCCCAAACTCTCAATTCCTTCGGAACGAAGTGGGCCGTGAGCAGCGAATCCGTCTTTGCGAGCATCGCTTTCGCCCTCTTGCCATCGCCGGAACGCGCTGCCTTGAGGAGATTCTCAAAGAACGCGAAGTCCTTCTTCTGGCCCGAGGTCATTCGCTTCTGCTCACTAGCGTCGCGGTACTTGTTCGGCGTGAACAGGCGCGTCGACTCTTGGAACTTGGCGTACAGTCGCTCGAGTTCCGCGACGCCAGGTGCCGCCGCCATCACCGCCTTCACGCCGGGGCGGGAGGCCATCGACTTGAGTCGCGCTTCCAGTTGTGCAATCTGCTCCTCAATTGCCTTCATGCGAACGGCCCGCCCCGCCAGCGATGGTTGATTGTCGAGGCCGTGCCATTCGCCCTTGAGCTTGGCGATCATGCCTCGGACGTAGGCTCGTTGCGCTTCCTTCGCCTGCGCGGCAGTAGGCGCGGCCATCTTCGCCTTCGCGCCGGGGCGGGACGATGCAAACTTCTTGTGCAGCTTGCCGTCCTCGGTGAGAGACACGCCGCCTGATCCTCGGCCATACGCCAGGATGGAAGTCATGCCCTGATCGGAATACCGAAGCACGCCGTTTTGCATTCCGCTCACGCGCTCAATGCCTTCGCGCATGGACTTCACGGGCTGTTTCACCTTGGACTGCTCGTCCTCCACCCAGTACTTGCCCATCTTTGCCTTCTTGCCAAGGCGGGAAAAGCCCTTGCGCTTCTTGAGCGGCGGGAGCTTTTCGTTCATCGCATTGGACGCGCTGTTAGCCTCATTCCACGAGCGATAGGTCTTCGCGCTGACGGGCTTGCCCGTTCGATTGGACTTCACCGTGTACGCGCCCTTGCCATCCGTGTCGGCAAAGGTGGCTCGGTCATCCTCTTCCGGGTAGTAGTAGATGTATTGAGCATCTTCCTTCACGACATGACCGACAGATGCAAACGTCGCCTTCGCGCCGGGGCGGGAGGACTTGAGCGTTTCCGCGTATCGCTTCAATTGTTCGACGGAACCACGCTTGATGGTTTGCGGAGCGCGCCCCGGTTGAACTCGCATGAGCGAACCATTGCCAGTCGCGCCCTCAACAACGATAGCCCATTGCGTTCCGTTGATGGTTGCCGTCCATTGCTTGGACAGGTCGCCCCATCCTTCGGATGCGTCTAGCGTCCACCGCGCCATCTTCGCCTTCGCGCCGGGGTGCGCCGCTATGCCCAGCCGGGCAGCGATCTGCTTACGGGTGTTGCTCATGTCCCTCATCGTAGCGTTCCTCCTTGTAGTTCACGCATTCACGAAGCCCGGATCGGGGATCTCGCCGCGGTCCACGACCGACTGGCGCGCACCGTTGTAGCGCTTGATCGCCGCGTAGTCCAACGTCCCGTTCGGGCGCGTCCATCCCTTGTCCAACGCCATCGCCGCCGGCACGGGGATCAACGCGCATCGGCAATTGAAGCCGCAGGGCGGCGTCAGGCCCATGCGGTCGAAGTCCTCAATGGTGCCTACGTAGCCGTCCATCGCCCGGTGCGCCGGCCGCGTGCGGGGGTCCTTGGTTGCGCTGTATTGCACCAGCGGCACAAACGCCTGGACGCGCTCGTCGCGCAGGACCTCGGCCGCGCCCTCGGTGGTCGCCCGGTTCGTGTTGGTCCGCAGGACGGTCTCGAGGCGCGCCGTGGAAAGCTCCGTGCCCGTCAGGGCCTGCGTGGTCGTCACGAAGTCCCCGAGGTTCATGGACCGGATGAGCTTGCCCACCGTGCTCTTGCCGGGTCGCTCCTCAATCACCCGCGCCACCAGCTCTTGCGTCTGGCGGGTCTGCTCGGGGGTCATGGCCGTCACGAAGAACGTGTCGTTCGTGATCCGCTTGACGGTCGTGATCCCCCCCTCCTGCGGGCGGCTCAAGACCCCGCGCAGGAGGCCGTCGAGGATGGGGCTGCGCTTGCGGAGGTCTACGAGGGCGTTCTGGCGCTCGTGGTCGCCGACCTCGCCAGCGCTTGCCCGTGCCGCCTTGACGAGGAGCTCCCAGTCCTTGCGGGAGATCGGGACGCGACGGCGGAACCACCCGGCAATGGGCTTCATCCACTTGGACCCAAACTCGGTCAGCACGGGCAGGGCGGCGAACTCCACGACGTCGCCGTCCTCGAGCATCCCCTCCACGGCCTCGTCGGGGACCTTGGCGCGGTCGATGGTGCCTCGAGCGCCTGCGAGCCAGGATGCCATGAGCAGGGCGGCCGTGACCTCGGCGAAGGCCTCCCATGCCTCGGCGTCGGGCTCCCCGCGCACCTGGGCGGCGAGGGCGCGGCGGTAGGTGGCCTGCGCCTCCTTGAGGGCACGCCGGAGGTGCTTGTCGAAGGCGTCGCGGGTCATCGCTTACGCTTACGAACGGCAGCGACCTTCGGGGCCTCAGGCGCGGGCTCCTCGCCCTCATCTGGCTCGTTGCCCTTGCCGAGGAGCGCCGCGAGGGGGTTGTCCGACGGGGCTGCTGTCTGCCCGCTTGACAGGATGGCCTCGCCGTCCTCGGGCTCGGACAGGCCGAGCAGGTCGCGGACCTCGCGCTCGCTGACGCGCCCGCCGAGCTGCACGAAGGCCTGGATGGCCTCCATGCGCTCCTTGGCGTTGGGGCGCTCGGGGGCGAACTCGAAACGGATGCCGCGGGCTTCCTCCTCGCTTGCGCCGAGCATGGTGGCGATGACCCGGACGAGGTCCGAGTTCACGCTCTCGGCAAGCGCGTCTGCGTGGTAGCGGATGACGCGGGAGAGGGTGTCGGCGTGCAGGTCGGCGACGCCTGACCCCATGCCCGTGCCGCCGGCCTCGCTTGAGAGGCTCTGCCCGAGGATGGCCTCCTTGAGCTTGGACGAAAGCCAGTTCACGAGCTCCATGAAGATCTGGGCCCGGCCGGCGTTGGCGTCCTTGATGTCGATGTCGTACATCGACTCGTTCGGCCCGATCCTCGGCAGCACGACCGAGTTGTCGTTCACGAGGTTCTGCAGGATCGTGAGCATCTCGCTCTTGGCGGCGTCGTTGCCGGCGGGGTAGTACCCGACCCGGATGCCGAGGGCGTAGCGCTCGATGTAGGCGGCGGCGTTCTGCAGGACCTCCTGCTTGAGCAGCCAGATGTACCAGCAGACGTCACGCGCCCCGACGCCGCGGTAGACGGCCTCGCTCGTGTTGGGGTCGATGAAGCTCGGGGCCGTGGTGAAGACCCGGTGCAGGACGATGGCCCGGCGCTCGTTCTCGTCGAAGAGGTGGACGAGAGAGTCGAAGCCGAGGTCGGTGACCGATGGCTCGTTGATGTACGCGCTGCCGACGCGCATGGCGAGGTTGCCGTACTGGTCGAAGGCCAGGCTGTCGGAGGCGAACGGGAACCACTCCTTGATGCGGACGCCGAGGATGGGGTCGCGGTCGTAGACGAGGTTGGCCGCGCTGCAGCCGTACCAGACGGCCTCGTGCAGGGCGCGGAAGAGGTCGCTGCGGCGCGGGATGGCGTCGACGATGGCGCTGACGCGCTGGGCGAGCTTGACGAGGCGGGGGTTCTCGTCGTCGGTGGGCACGACGGCCCATTCGAGGCCGGCGAGCGTGACGAGGAGGGAGCGCAGGACGCCTTCGATGTCGGCGTCGGCCCGCATCATGGCCGAGTAGTTGGGGTCAAGCCTGTAGGCGAGGCTCGAGTTCCGCAGCATCAGGGACGCGGTGCGGAAGAAGGTGCGCTGCACCTCGACGGGGAGCGCGAGCGGCCCGGTGGGTCCGCGGTCCTTCGGCGCGGGCAGGGGCTTGCGCGGCCGCTTGGCAGGCGGCAGTCCTGCGCCTGGGACGGTGTTCGGCATCATCGGATTGCTAT